CCATGTTGGCTTCTAGCTTGTCGATCTTGGCTTCCATAGATTCGACCTTTTGCCACAGAACGCCATATTTGACCAAATCAATATCAGACATTATTGCCCCAAATCGCTTAATTTGTTTTGACCTTTTTGCCGTGTGCCAGCACCTAATTCAAGTGCTTTGCGGGTTTCGGCTTCTGCGGCTCGTCTGGCTCTCATTTCCATGACAGTTGTTCCAAGCTGTAAGCCTGGCACAGCCACATTCAAACCCTTTTCAACGCCCATGGAAACGCCTTTACCCGCCTTTTCAGCAAGTGACCCCACCAATGTATTGGAGTTGTTTACAAACGCACCACGGGGCTGTGCTTGGGTATATCGTGCCACATTTCCCAAAGTCTTGAGTTGTGAAGCGGCTTCTTGGTTAAAAATAGCGTTTAGATTTTGGACATCATCCAATCTCTTGAGAGCTTTGTTGTATCCCGCTTGGCTGAAATTGCCATTGCCATCAACAATTCCCGCTTTGTCTGTAAGCCAGTTGACAGTTCCCGCAGCCATGTGCTGATGGGCGGGTGAGTCTACGCCTAAGTTTTGAACCATTGTGTTGATGTTTTTATTCACGCCATTCACAACAAACTTGTCAATGAACTTGTCAGCGGGAACAGCATCATCCACAGCCGCTTTCATGGCGGGGTCTTTTTCAAGCATTTGAAATCTTGCTCTTGCAGATGCTCTGGCTTTGTCAGCCAAAGGTTTAAGCGCTGCGGCTTCTTTCTGAAGTGGCAACTTTTCCAATTCTTCAATCATGTAGCCAGCGGCTTTGCGAACACTTCCGTCTTGGCTTGTTCTAGCAATATCGCCAAGATTTCTTCTCAAAGACAAATAGTCCTCAAAGGTCATGGAATTGTTTTCAGCCAATCGTTTCAATTCACTAAACTGACCCGCTGGCGCTTCGTTAGACAACAATTCTTTTTTAAGTTTTGTCTGTACATTTTGAAGCAACTTTGGTGCATCAACAGGAAATTGACCACCAGCCGCATCACGCAAGGCTTTGTAGTCTGCATCAATTCCTGTGTTTAATTTGTTGTCCAAATCTTTATAAGCATCAATGATGCCTTGACTGTTCTCAATCTTCTTTGTGCCGTAAACATCAGGGGCGGCTTTGTCACGAATCAAACCAAGATTCTCAACCAACTGACCATTCTGTTCATTGAATCGTTGTGCCAACACAGGGTCTTTGCCACGCCTGTTTTGCTCATTGGACAACTTGACCACATCACCAGTGGCTTGGCCTTCTGTCAATCGAACAGGCACAGGCAAGGTATCAGCCTCAATGTGTCTTTGCAATGTCGGGATATTGACTTCATTGACAGGGATTGAAGAAATGGTTTGTTGTAGTTCAGGAGTCGCCACAGATAAGGCTTGCTTGATTGTGGTGGCATCGGGAACGACAGCAGCGCCAGCGCTTACCATGCCAGGCTTGGCAACAGTACCAGATGGGGTGGCAGATGGGGCAGCAGGGGTAAGTTCAGCAGCGGCAGTCTTTAAACCTCTGACAACTTTAGGTGCAGCCGCACCACCCGCCATCATTGCCGCATTAATTGCGTTTTCCACATCGGCAGCAGGAACGCCAAATTTCTGAGCAATTGATTGTGCGCCTTCACCAATATTCTTGCCAATGTATTCCATCACTTGAGTTGGCAATGCTTGACGATAACCCGCAGTTTGATTCAATCCTGTCAAACGACCAACAGGCTCGGCAAGTGCGCCACCGACCTTTTGTGAGGCTTCTGTGGCTTGTTCAGGCGACAGACCAAACAAACGACCCGCACCATAACCAATTGTGCTTGCAATAGCAGAGGGGGCGCTTGCCACCACATCAGCGGCAGATGCCAGAAAGCCTGGAACTTGTCGCTTCATTTCTAAGCCTGTGCCTAATATGCTACCAACAAGACTTTTTACTTTTGTCGGTTCTTCTTTGGGTTTTTCTTTTTCACCAACATTTAAAGAATCTATGTAATCAGCAAAGGTCTTGCCTTCAGGATTTTTGTTAGGCATCAATACCGCATGAACAGGGTCTTTAGAACCTAATGGTCGATAAATTCCATATTGATTCAAAAATGATTCAGGCACAGAAGCTGGTATGTCTGCGGCTTCATTGGTTTCGTGCTTGGAAGTGCCAGGCGCAGCCACCATGTTTGGATTCTTAGAACGCTCTGCATACAACTTTTCTTGTTCAGCCTTAGAACGAAACCCACTTGTAATGGGCATATCTTTGCCGAACTGTTTGCGATAAGCATCTTTAGCATCGCTCAAACGAGTCTGAAACTCATTGTCACCTGAAACTGTATCAATATAGTCGGCAAAGGTAGGCATTATTTCAACACTCCCAACTGACGGGCTTTGTCACGCATAAGTTTGATTTGTGTTTGTTCTTCTTTTGACATTGAGTTCCACATTTTCTGTGCATCTTCTTTTGTCATTTCTTGGAACAATCGTGCATCAGAAATTGAATCAAAATCTGACTTGCGTTGCATATAAGTATTAGCGTCATTTTGTGCAGGAACTAAATAATTAGCCCTTGCTAAACGCATCTTTTCAATACCTAAAAGTTGATCTGTAACCCTAGCAATACCTTCTTTGGTCATTTTGCTATTTGGGTTTGCAAACTCAGCCAAAGCACGAGCCGCATCTGTATTGCCACCAGCCATTTGCAACAACTTGGTGTTCTTCATCAGTTCATCAGTTGATGATGTTTCCAAAGTATATGCAGGGATGCCCAACATTTGAGCAAAACTAGCAACAGCCTGTCTGCGCTCTGCTGTTGGGCCAGTAAGCGCTTCAGGTGCAAGTTTCTTAATATTTTGAAAGATGCCAATTCTTTGTGGCGCATCTTTGGCTTCAGCAATAGTGCGGGGCAAATCTTCTTTCAATACATTGCCACTAGCTTCTAATACGCCAGCTTGTGCAGCGCCAAGACCTGTAACCATAGGCTGATTGCTACGCTGAGACAAAGGGCCAAGCAATTCAGTTTGGCCTGATGGTTTCATAATTTGTTGTGTTGGAGGAACTTGTTGTTCATAAGCAGTGCCTGGGATAACTTGACCAGGCACATAAGGGCCAAACTGACCCGTTTGAACAGTGTATCCACCCGCACCATTTTGAACACCAATACCGCTTGGTTGCATTGCGGTGAGTCGTGAGCCTTGATCCAAAGTGCTTAACAATTTGTCTTTCAAGAACTGACGAACACCCGCAGGATTTTTGGTTTGCTCTAAATAAGGTTGCAACAACTGATCTGCTTTATCTTTGGGAATACCCATAGCAGATGCTTGTTCTTCGCCATATTTTCTAACAACATCCATCAACTTAGCAGAATCAACTGCTTGTGGATTTTGCTCGGCAGTAATGATTAAAGGATTGTTGATTAGGCTTGTTAAACGACCCGCAACAGCATTGACTTGTTTAGTAGCAAAATCTAATTTAGATGATTCTGCGCCTGTCTCTGTAGTCTGTGCAGAGGCTTCAGCACTACGAATACGGGGCTGTTCAGTGCCTGTTGCCACATTAGTTTCAGCTTGCATACGCTGAAGTTCCAATGGGTTTGTTTGGGCGGCTTGTTGGTAAGCCTGTGCGCCACGGGCAAGATTAATCATGTCCCCAAGAGACGCACCTTGCACTGGCTTAATTTGTGTTGCTACAGGGGTAATATTAAAATCTGCCATTTTTTATCCAACAGTAGGTTTGAAATAGTCACCAAGCGCACCTGTGGGGACAGCGCCTGTACCTGTTGCACTACCTTGTGGGGTCAAAAATTGAGACAACATTAAGTTGTTTCCAAGACCACCTAAAGCGCCAGAATACGCATTAGCCGCACCAACTTGACCCGCACCCAAAGCAGAAGCACCACCAATTGCCAATTGACCAAGATTTGATGCTGTATTTGTTCCCAAAGTATTTGCTTGAGTTTGAGCCGCTTGACCGATGCCAGCAAGGGAAGCCAAACGATTGTAGATATTCGTTTGTTGCGTTTGGCCTTGGTTAAAACCTTGAGCCTGTTGTTGCATATAGTTGTTCAAAGCATTTTGATACGCATTAGATGCGTAATCTTCGGCAAACTTAGTTCTTGCCAAATTGACATTGCTTCCACCACCACCAACATTCATGGCTTGACCCGTAGCGCCAAGACCTTGCTGTTTCATAAACTCATAGTTAGGGGCAAGATTTGTTTTTAAATCTTCCGCTGTAAATGGTTTATATCCCTCTTGCTGTTGCGTAAAGTACGGCAACATTTCATTAATCTTTGCCAAGCCACCATAGCCAGATGTGCGATATGGCTCTTGCTGTGCATTAAGAATGTCAAACATCTCACGCTGTTGTTTGGCAGCGTCTTGAGTTGATTGATATTGAAGTTGGGAGGCATTTTGAGCCGCACTAGCTTGTTTACCTGCACCGATAGTGTTCAATATGGCAGAGCCAGCAACGGCTGTTCCAACTGGCCCTAAAAACGATATTGCTGATGCAATCCAAGTCATATTATTCCCCTTCAATTCTTAATTTTTTGATGTCATTATTGGCATCAAAAAGTGCGGTTGTATCAGGCTCGATCAACTCAGCTTCAATTTCATCAAGATCGGTCTTGTCAGTTCTGTGAATAGTGATGCCAATTGCATCGGTCACAGCCAGAGTAACTCGTTTTGTTCCAGGCTGAGATTCCACAACATCCCCCACCTGAAGCCTTTTCATTCCGCTTTCTGTCCACGCAATTATCTCGCCTTTTGCACATAAAAAAAAGTGGGGTTCTTTATGAACTTTTCCCACAATTAAAGTGCCAGCGGGTCGAAAGACTTTCCGCATATACATTCCAAGGCTGAAATGATGTTCTGTCGTTAATTCAGCCTGTGGCATTGCCACCATTTCGCTTTGTAGGCGATCAACTTGTTCACGGGAAACATATTCTGGCAACTCTAAATCGTTCAAAATGTGCCTCCCTTAACCCCATTTAGGGCGGTGAAATCGGTGAATTTACCCGCTGCGGGGGTTGTCAATCCAATGGTGGAATTATTGATCGTTACATTGGTAATTGAGCCACCAGTGATGTTCATGTTGGTTGTCGTAAAACTGACCACATTTGGGTTCATCAGCCACAGCAACCATTCTTGAGATGGGCGACCTGTGTTGACATCCAAAAAAGGCGAATAAGGGATGTTAATGTTGGCATTTGGAATTGCCGTAGCCATTAGTTATCCCCTGCGCTTGCTTTGAGATTGGCAGAAACAATGACCGCCTTGATGGGGTCAGAAATCACCACCTCAAAGATTCTGTCCCTTGACCATCCCAAACGCCTCCAAATGGCTCGGTTCAAATATTGACCAATTTTGCCAATAGTCACCCAATGTTCGTTTGACCAAGTAGAGCCACCATCGTTTGACCATCTAAGCATGGCTTGTGGGTCGTTGCCTTGACCAGTGGGGAGGCCAACGCCAGGCTGAAATTGGATTTGGAACTCCTCAAAATACTGACGCTGTAAGTCAGTAGTCAGATGCTTTGCTCTACGCAAACGCCTAATGGTTGCACCATCATCGGTGTAAACTTCATTTTCAATGCTATATAACTTGCCGTTTTCGTAATCGCCTACGATATACATATTGTTGAAATAAGCACCGCAGTTTGAACGATGGCGTTTATAAACACTTTTATCTGCATCCCAAGCAAGCCATTTGTGCCATGACTTTGTTGACCCGTCATAAACCCATGTCAAGCCATACTGACCCACAGATGGAAAAGTGCAAACATACATTTCATGACCTTCAATCTGAAATGTGTAAGCAAACGCATCGCTTGTGACTTCATTTAACAAAGATTGCTCAACAGCATGGGTGGAAATCTTTACCCAAGAATAACCTTGCATCATCTCAATGGTTGAGTCGCCACGAGTGTCTTTTGCCACACAGACAAAAGAATCGGCAAATCTTGCAAGTGAGAATCGTGCGCCAATACCAGACTGGCTAAAAGTGCCAGGCACTCGTTGGAATGGGAAAGTGGTGATGCCAGCAATCACATTACCCACATCAGTCCAAACCTCGGTGGTCACTTCGCCCAACAAATAAACTTGTCTGCGGTCAGCAATCAGCGTGACAAGTAAATCTGACGATCCATCAGAACTGCCGTAGAGTGCTTGAGTTGAATATTGTGAGCCAAGATCAGTACAAGCCCAATTCTGTGAATTTGGCTCGTTGTAAATGTTGTAGTTGTCAATCACATCCACCACATCAGCACCTTGCCACGGGCCATCAGAGGCTGGCAATTTGGTAAAAGTGTTAGTAGAAACAACCCATGTGTAACGATCAATTCCGTCAACAATGTAAGCAATCAAACCATCGGCATTGGTAATGTTGTCAGAAATTGAGACTTTGCCAACAGTAGTGGATAAAGTGCCAATCTGAGTGGCAGCCATCAAAGTGTCAACTTTGTAAACAATGTTTCCAGCTACGGCAATCAGGATTTTTTCGCCTGACATTGTGTGAAGCCCACGGACTTCATCTTGTACTAGTTGAGTCTGGAATTTTAGGCCTGGCGTTGGATACAGCGCCACAATCCCACGCTCACCCTGTTGCTTAGTAGGATCAATCTCAGCAAAGAAATTGATGCACTCCTGATCGTCTTGGTAGATCGATGGGGCAGTGTAGGATGTGCCAACAAAGCCAAAGTCTGCCATTATCGGAAGCCTCCATCCATGATGAAGCCAGCGTCTTTCGCACGACCCACCATCAGGCTCTCAGGGTATCGTGCAATCTGAACAGGCTTCATGTTAGTGCGCTTGATCGTTGCCTTGCCTTGTGCTGCATAAGCATTGATCAAACCAATCTGAACTTGATTGACCTTGCCAAACATGGGCAACAGTCTTTCAGCCAAGCACCACCGCAAAGCCATGTTGTAGCCTTGGGGCAGTTGGATGGTGTCATTCAAAGTTTGGAATTCTCTGAAAATTGTTTGTGTGAACAAATGCAACTCACCTTGAGAGGGGTTGGGGTAAACATAGATTGTCCCCAACAACTCTGATGGCTGATAATAAATGCCCTTTGCCCAAGGGCCATTCAATTGCTTGATGCCGATGGATTCATATTCTTCAAGGCTAAAGATTGTCAGAGGATAGTCTAAATATCCACCCGCAATGTTTGAGCCGCCTTGCATGGTAGCCACACGAACAAACCCTGATTCAATCGTCAAGGGGCGCTCATAATAGGCTGTAATCGTTGTGCTAGACGCTGTTTGACTTGGGCTGACAGTGTATGTGCCGCCCTCGTTTACATCGCCACCAGCGCCTGTTTTAAAGGCAACAATCCGAGTTCCCGCAGTAATGCCTGTGCCACTCAGCGTCATGCCAATATTAATGCCACCCGCAGTCACGCCATTAGCGGGGACTGTCAAAGTATTACCTGAAATTGAGCCTGTAAAAGTAGCGCCCATTTGACCGCTTGGGCCAATGGTGTACTGAACTTGATTTTGGGTTGTTTTGAAAATGATTTCTGATCGATAGAAAACCATCATGTTTTCATTTGACCATTGGGCAAGCATATCGTTGAGCATATCAAGACCATCTTGCGCCTCATCAGCCGTTGGCACTTCACCAGCGGCAATTGCGCCAATGTCCTTCATGGCTCTGGTGACAATATCAATTGGCTGAGTCATTTTTTATCCTCTAACAACAAGTTAGCAATCAACAGCACCTGCATATTCAGGCAATGATTTAATGTAATCATAAGCCTGTGCAATGAAGTTTTTTGAATCACTTTCAACAGATGGCACAAAAGCAAATGTTTCTTCACGATAAACACGATTTTTTTCTGCGTTCATCACATCCATTTTGATGTGCATTTGCGCTTTGTCGCCAACCAATTTGGTGACTTTACAGTAGCAATTTGCCAAAGTTGAAATTTGACCAAAGTTGTTTTCTGCGCTGATACTGATTTGAAGTGCCATGATCTTTCCTTTTACAAAATTGTGATTTGAGAATTGCCCATACCGCCGCCAATGACTTGAATTCCAACCCGCGCTGTTTCACTTGTTGATCCCGAAGTTGTTGTTCGAATGGTCAACAATGCGCCAGCCAAAACAAATGAAAGGCTCATGTTTACGCCTGTAATGTTCGTGATGTTTTGCTCAACCAAAACACCTGATCCATTTTCATTGATTAGGCTTTCGCGTGTAGCACATCTTGCACCACCAGCACTTGAGTTGTAATTTGCAACCACTTTAATTGTTGCGGCTTTACCTGTAAATGCGCCAAAATCAATTGTGTACCAATCAGTGGATGAAGCGGCTGAAACTGTTTTTACGCCAGTATTTCCCCAACTTGCATATTTGGCAACATAGTTACCAATCACAGACGATCCACCCGACAAATCAAGCATTGGCTTTGCGCTTGCTTGGTTTGTGAATGGAGAAGTTACAGCACCACCACGGCCCATTGATACAGCACTGATTCGAATGGTAAATGGATTAGCAGATGTAAAACGCAACAGGCCACCAGTCATGCCAGTTGCCATGATCCATCCATTACTTAATCTAAATAAGTTGGCTGAACCATAAAGGAAAGTTGATGCGCCTGGCTGAAACACCTCAATTGACGCATCGCCTGAAGTCACTTTGTAAATGACTGCATACGACATTGGTGTATAGTTGTTTCCATTATCAGAAACTGAGTTTGTAACACCACAAACAGCAAAAGCAACACTGCTAGAAAATTGAACAGCTTTACCAAGTCCTGTTGGCTCTGTGCTATCAGAAACAACTGAAGCACTCATGCTAACTTGATAAAAACAAGCGGGATAGCCACTTTCATTTAAGACTGACCAATCACCGCCCAAAAGCACATTGCCATTTGGAGAAATTTGAGGGGCGACACGGGCTTCTCCTGCAAGTGGTGCTGGCTCTCCCGAATATGGAATGTTGAAGCCAATTTGACCACCACCCATTGTGTTGCTGCTTTCACCTGAGAAGTGGGTGTTTTCAATTTGCCATGAATCGCCATAAACGCCACGAACAGGTGATTCATTGTAAAGACCAATGATGCGGTTAATGCCGCCTGATGTAACGCCATTTCCAAGACTGTCACCAATCACCATGCCGTAAATATTGCTATCGGGGGCGGTAATTCCTTGACCAGTATCAGTAAACAATTCACACGCCAAAATTTGGTTCATGTGAAAACTTTGATATGGATATGATCCCGCAGTCCAGCCAACATAACCAGTGTTTTTGACCCAAAAATTGGTAAAACGGCACTCGTTAAATTGGTTTAAGTTAACAGGGCCATAACGCTGATCACAAACAACACTAGCCAAATCGCTACTTGTAAATGTGTTGTAATAAAAACCATAAAAGTTTCCTGCTGGAGGAACATCACCGCCCAAATATGTTTTGCCACTAACAGTCAAACCTGTGTAAGCACAATACCAAGAAGAAATGCGGCAATCACCAGTGATGTGAATACTGTTAGCTTCACACTGTTTTCCCCAAAATGTATTACCAAAACTAGTCGAACCAACAATGGTCATGTTTTGAATAATGGCGCAATTTTTAATGCAAAACCATGCTTTGTTCAAGCCATAGCCAACACCAGCCGTTGCGTAAGGATCAATCACAACATCAGGAACAACTTTGTAAGACTTAGATAAGCCATCAATTGTGCGGCCCGCTGCGGCATCAAACATGGCGTTCATAGCCACAGTGTCATTGGTGACACCATCGCCCTTTGCACCAAACATCAAAGGGGTCAAAATTGGTGAAGTCAGATCACCAATTGAAGTAATAGATGGAATGTTGTCGTAGGTGTTTAACAAAGTTCCTGTGGCAGTTTTAACAACATATTTGTAAAGCTGATCAGGTGTTACCCAAATTTCACCGCTTGGCACTCTACCCGCAGAATCTAAAACGATTGGATTGCTTTGAGCAATTGATCCTGAACTTGATGTGTAGGTTGTCGCTGGTGTGTTAGTTCCTGCCAAGTAAGAATAGATCAATCCTCCCGCTAATGGGATGCCATTGTTGTCAAATAGTTGCTGCCCAACGCCAGCAAAACAGGAAAGATTGACTGTCATATTTCAACTCCAATTGTCTTTATAGGCCGCTTAATTATCTCGGCAATTTCTTCAACATGATAAGTTGGAAACACATGATCAAATTCATTTCTGATCCGAATATTCCACTCTTTTGGTTGCTCAAAAAGTTTGTTTGTATCAGCAAAACGACCCTCTTTAATTCGATCAACCCAGATCACAAAATCAGCGGCAAACGCCTTTCTTGTTTCCTCAGTTGGGCAGATTAAATCTGCAATCGCATGGCATCCCCATCTAGAAGCTACTGAACACAAATGACCCATGCGTCTTGCTTGCTCAATACGATCCTCAATGCTAAAGCCTAAATCTTTGTTGATATGCTGACGAATGTCATCAGCATTGAAATGAACGGCACTCATCAATCTAGCCAGTTCAGTTGCTAGTGTGGTTTTCCCTGCGCCAGGCAGTCCCATCACTAAAATTTTCATTTTTTCAGGCTTTGCAAATTGTTGAGCAACGCAAAATCAGCCGCATAAAACTCATCTAATTTTGCTTTGACTTCAGGAGTTGATTGAATGTAGGCCAATGCTTGTTCATCCAATTCCTTTGGAGAATCATTCATCACAAACTGAAAATCAAAGTTTTCAATTGTTTTTGCTTGGTACTTTGCTGCCAGTTGTTTTAATTTTTCGTTTAGCTGATTGTCAATAACAATGACTTCATCAAACTTTTGATCGCCAATGTATGAACTCTGAGTTTGCAAATGAAATTCCATTTCTGACAAACCCAAAGTGGCAACGCAATCGTTAATGTGTTTTTGCACATCAACATTCATGCCTTCATAAGTTGTGCGCTTTGGCAAACCCGTAGGTGGGTATGAACCAAACAAGGAAATTTCATCAACAATTGTTTTTACATTTGACCAAAAACGAATGTATGGGTCACGCAAAAAACAAACCGAAACATCTTGCTCACACATCAATGTTTGAGACAAAAATAACGCATATCGTGATGCGTTTTTTGGGATTTCAAGGATTTTTATCATGAAAATGCCACTCCGCTAGTCACACCACGAAACACAACAATTGCCGTACAAGCATTGTTTGCTTTTGCTGTGATCGTAATATTGCCATACGAACCAGCGGATTTTGTGGCTGTAAAAGTTGGCGCTGTTGTAATTGAAAATCCATTCATGGATGAATTATTAGCAATCAAAGTGCTTGATCCACCGCCATACCAACTACTACTGCCAAGTGAAGTTTGTGCAGCGTAAGAATACACATAAACAGCCATACCATCAGGGTAACTTCCTGATTGAATAATAATTTCAAACACGCCACCAATAGTTGAACCATACGAATTTTCCGTGATGGTCATAATCGTTGTTGTGGTATTTGCCGCCAACGATGTTTGCTTTGATGTAAGTTGTTGGTAATTTACAAGTGTGGTGTCACCTGTTGATGTCAGTGTGGTGAACTTGCCTGTGGTTGCAGTTGTTGCACCAATAGTCACGCCATTCAATGCGCTGACTGTGCCACCCAAAGAAACAGCAGTTGAGCCAAATGTGATGGAAGAATTTGACAAACCACCATTAGGGATGCCTGTGAAATTCGTGCCTGTCAATGTTGGTGTGTTTGTCCAAGAGGGTGCGCCTGACGCATTACCAATCAAGACTTGAGTGTTTGTTCCCGCTGCGGTGCTTCCCATCGCAGTTGTGCTTGCACCATAAATCAGGCCATATTGGGTCAGATTGCTTGTCTGTCCTGTTCCACCATTGCCAACACCCAAAGTGCCTGAAACATGGGTTGACAGGCCAATCTTGCCCCACAAAGGCGCTGTGCTTACGCCACCAGAGATTAAGGCGTTGCCAGTTGCCACATCAGGAAGTTTGGCAAGTGTGGTGGTGGTGTCTGCATAAATTAGATCACCAACAGCATAAGATGTTTGCCCTGTGCCACCAGCAGTTGCTGGAACAGTTTTCCAACCAATTACCTGAACGGCATTTGCGTTGTCTTTGTAAAACAACTTGCCATCGGTAATGTTGATTGCCAATTCACCACTAGCAAGACTTGCCGCCAAAGGAACATTGGTGGTCGTGCTGCTGTAGTAAAGCTGAATGGGGGTGTAGCCTGTCTGTGCCATTTAGATGCTCGGTGTAAAGACTTGGGGCAACCAAGGGGCAACAACAGTCTTTTGAGTGACTGCCGCTTGTTCATCAAGCCTTGCCTCAACTTGTGCGCCAATATCTCTTTTAACCCAATCAATGACCATTTCTTCGGTCACATCGGCAAAAGGAGTAGTCAAAACAGGCTCGGCAAAATTCCACCAACCTTCTGTGTCAACTCCATTTTTAGCGCAGAAATACCTAGCGCCTGTGATCAGATCGCCATCGGCTTGAATTTCTAGTATTTTCCACATCAGAATGTGCCTCCAAGAACGCCACCAGTTGCGGTCAAAACGCCTGTGGATGGATTAAATTTCAGTTTAGTGGATGATACCTTGATTGGCAAATTTCCTGAAGTGGAAGTCACCCAAGACAAGTACATATCGGTCGCTGTGCTAGTGTCATCCGTTACCGCCACATTGGTTGCATTTGTTGCGGTTGTGGCAGTAGTTGCCGAACCCGCAGAACCATCGATGTTTACGCCTGTCAAAGACTGTGCGCTGCTTGACCGATTCAAAGCAATGGAAGTCGTGCCAATGTAAAGGCTTGAATTGCCCAATACACCGCTTGGAATTGTTCCCGATAGTTGTCCCGCAGGGAGGCTTGTCAGGCTTGCCCCAGAGCCGCTAAAACCCGTTGCTGTGAACAATCCTGTGCTTGGGTTGTAGTTCAGCTTGGTAGAACTGACATATTCGGTTGTCAGGTTGCCTGTGGTCTGATTTGCAAACAGTGGATAACGCACCGCATTTGTGGTGGTGTCATCTGTCACAGTCGCATAAGCGGTCGGAGTTGTCCAAGTCGGTGCGCTTGAGCCATTGGAAGTCAAAACTTGACCCGCTGAACCCGTTGCACCTGACACCGCCAAAGTGCTACTGAAATCAATAGTGGTGAACTTTCCAGTTGTCGGAGTGGTTGCGCCAACAGTTCCATTAATATTGATTGACGCAGTTCCTGTCAGATTAGTAACTGTGCCGCTAGATGGCGTACCCAAAGCCCCACCATTGACCACAAAAGCCCCGCTAGAGCCTGTATTCACGCCCAAAGCTGTCACTACCCCTGTGCCTGTTGTAATCGTGCTAGGGGCTAATCCCGCACCGCCACCAATCATCAAAGCATTTGCCGCCAAAGCCGCAGAAGATGCCCATGCCGATGCGCTTGAAAAGTAAGGAATACCACCGCTAGTTCCCGCCACAGTCAAAGCCAATGTGCCTGAAGTTGTGATGGGTGAGCCGCCAACAGAAATGATGCCACCCGTAAAGGTTTGAGCAACAGAAGTCACAGTTCCTGTGGTGGGTGTTGCCCATGAGGGAATACCCGATGCCAAAGTCAAAACTTGCCCATTTGTGCCAGCACTCAAAAATGCGGTTGCACTAGAGCCTGTTTGGTAAGGAATAGCACCAACAGTTCCATTTGCAAGATTTGTTGCAGATGTTGCCGTTGCCGCATTACCTGAAATTGATCCTGTGATCGTATTGGTCACACTCAAATTGGTAAGTGTTCCAACGCCTGTAATGCCTGTATATGATCCTGATATACGGGCGGTGTCAATCGTGCCACTAGTGATCTGAGTGGCGGCAATTGCAATGTTTGTGCTACCCGCTAAAGTCAATTGGCCTTGTGCGTTGACAGTGAAAGTCCCAACCTGAGAAGCAGAACCATAGGCTGCCGCTGTAACGCCTGTGTTGGTAATGCTGAAAGTGTTGCCTGTAAGGGTTAACCCTGTTCCCGCTAAATAAGAACCCGCACCCGAAAACTGTGACCAAGTGATTGGGGTCACATCAATTGTGCCGCCTTGATTGGCAGTGCAAACCCATCCTGTATCAGATAAGGTTGTCCCTGATTCAATAAAGGTGAACGCTGATGGCACTTCAGCCCAAACATTCATGTCGGCTGATCGTGACCAAGCTGTTGCAGAGGCCACATAAATGCCGTTGAATTGGCTGCTTGACTGATTCTTGACCAGAATCCGATCACCCGAACTTAGACTTGTTGCCCAATCACCACCGCCCTGAGTGCCAAGACCCGACAAGGTAATGTTTGCCGTTGTGGAGTAAACGCACGATGCTTTGACATCAAGACCTTGGGCGACCGAATCCACATAACCCTTGTTGGCAATGTCAGTGTCGGCAGATGGGGTTGTAGTGATCGTGCCAGTTACAGTCGTAATGCTTGTAAAGGTGGCGTTTGCAGGGCCATAAAAAGGCGTTCCCGCTGGCCCAACAAAGTATTGGAGGGCAAAGGTAGGCTCAGGGGCAAAAACGCCCTGAACAGGGACAATGTTGGTTGTCTGAGTGACAGCCGCGCTGTTAGACATTATTCGTAGTAAACAGTTACGCTTGCAGTGCCGCTAATCACGACATACAAGCCGTTTTCACAATTAATGCCATCAAAGAAGTTGATGTTTTGTGCCGCTGACATTGTGTAAGTGTCAATGATTTTGACAGTTGTGTCAGGGGTTTGGGCATCGTACACAGTGATTGTGGGAGTAAGCGTCACGCTGGTGCAAAAAATGCCTTTAAGTTTGCCAGGCTGATTCTTCACCAAAGTGGTAGCGGAAATCTGTGAATAATTTGACATACCAATGCCTTTCAAGTCATTAAATTATATGTTCTAAAAAAGAAAAAGCCACCCCTTTTGAGGGCAGCCTTTTCAATTATTTCAAGCCATTTTTATGGCAAGAAAGTCAGGTCATAGCCGTAAATAAATACATCAGCGGTAGCTGGTACGCCCTGAACAGTCGTGTTACGAATGTACAAAGGAGTGCCTGTTACAGCGTCAGTAGATGTTGCAGCGGTCACAACAGTCTTAGCGGCTGTGGTGTTGCCTGACAAAGCATAAGTCGATTTGACTGCTGTGCCAGTAGCGCCAGGGCCTGTGTACACTGCCAAATAAGCAGTATCCAAGCTAACTGAAGCGTTGGTCACGATGATGCTTTGTACGCTGACACGGCCTGACACCAAGATTGGTGCAATTGTGTCGGCTACTAGGTTGAGGTTGACACCCTGTGCAGAGGCGATCAAGCGTAAAGCCTGATTGGTCGCCAATTGACTTGGGTGATTGGTGGTGGTACTTGCTGCGCCTGGATTAGCCATGATGCGTTTCCTTCCTTAGTTAATTAAGCCGCAACTCGGCAAGCGAGTTCGGGGTACAGAGGGGCCCAACCATACAAGACATCCACACGAGTTGGAATACTGTCATTGTTGATTGTATATTGCCTAATCACACGGAGAGAAAGTCCCAACTCTTTGTCGCTTGCACGACCAGCAAAGACCACTCCGTCTGGCAATTCCAGGTCAGCCGTAGCCAGCGTAAATGCATTTTTGTGCATAACGATGTTTTGGGGAGACACAGTGCCAGTGTTGTTGAAAGGAGTCACAACAGCAGATGCGCTTGTTGAAGTGACGCTCACATTTTGGAACTGACCACCAGTGATGACAGCGGGGCTGACAGTCACAGCAGTAGTGCCAGAAGTGGCAACAGTCACATCAGCAGTCACAACAAAGTTACGCAGTTTGCCAGAGCCGTAAGCAGAACGATTCTGTGGGTTAACAGCGTAAATGCCAGCGATCTGGATCACATCGCCTTGCTTCAAACCAGCGGTTGCGGTTGCAGCAGTCAATGCAATAGTCGATGTCTGAGCCCAACCAGTTGACAAGAAGCCAGTGGCGGTTGTGGTAGCGCAAGACAATGTAGCAGTTGAGTATGAACCAAATGTTTGGTTCACCACGTTCTGATCCATCTTCCAGTTCATGCCAGCAGAGTCACGGCCCATCATGCCCTTTTGGTATTGTTTGCCAATCACATCGGATGGAACAAACAAACCCTTCAAGCTGTCAACAATGGTTGCGCCAGTGAAAGGCTCAACGATACATGAACGACGACCATCACGGGGTGCGCCTTCAGCATCCAAGTAAGCACCAGCGGTCAAGTAGGTGAGCAAAGATGTAGGAGGAGTGCCAGCAGTACCAACGATATTGGCGGTACTGTTCTTAGCCATTGTCATACCATCAAAGTCAATTTTGTTGGCGACAGCAGCGACAGCGGGCTTCAAAACACGATCAGAGAACATATCCAAAGATAATGTTAAATCGGATGTGGTGAATTGTGTGTCCACATGGAACTGAGTTGACAAGGTAACGGGAACAGAAGTCTCGTTAAAGTCCTCAACATTCAGTGCAGGGCCAGTAGTGCCGATGAAACGGCCTGGTCTACGAACATTAAGGGTATTCCCTATCTTCGCACCGCTGACAGCGAACTGATCATCGTAATTGCGGTCAACTTCACTTGAGAAAGTCAATTCATTTTCCAAGACCATCAACGCTTCGTTGGTGATCATGGAGATAGTAAGCAGATTATTGCTCATAATATTTCCTTAAAAGAATGGGTTTATGTCAGCGGATTCGCCCTGAAAGTCTAGCCGCTTTCCAAGCCTGATACGAACCATGAAACTTCCCATCGGAAGTTAGATTCACATCACGCCCATTAGCCGCAGACCTTATCGGATTAATCGGTGCTGGCGCTTTACTTTTCCCAACAACAGTCTTTGTCTGAGGCTCTGCCTTTTCAAACTGAGCCTCCAATTTCCCAATAGTTCTCAATGCCGATGTGACTGTCATGCCTTGCAGTTTTTCAGCAATCTCAGGGTTCTCAGCAAGGTGGTACAGGATTCTAGGGCCAGCTTCAGATTCAAAGATTGCATCACGCACTTCGTTGCTCACAACAACATCGGCTGACCCAACCATGTCCTCAAAATCTGGCATTTCTGCTTTCGCAGATTCGACCCGCTTGGCCCAAGTGTTTAACACTTCTTGGCGTTGCGCTTCGACCTTTGCCTGTTCTACCTTCTGCTTCTCCTGAATCATGCGTTCTTCAACTTTATAGTCTGTCAATGCTTTTGCATATTCAAACATATCGCTGAACTGCTCTGGTCGGGGTTCTTCAGCAACTTCAACCTTTTGGGGCTGATTTCTGCCTTCAAGTTCCCTGACCTTGGCTTCTAAAGATTCCCTCTGCTCACGCTCTCTGCGAGCTTCTTCTCTCGCTTCTTCACGCTGCTTGGTTATCTTCTCAAACCGAATTTCCAACTTAGGATTTCGTTTTCGATCCTCTGTTGCTGTCGCTTCCTCTGACGCTTCAACTGGTTCACTCTGCCCATTATCGACCTCTGGCGGCTCTGCACTCGGTGCAGCCTCGCTAGGCGTTGAATCAGCTAAACCCATTCTCTTAGCGTTAAATTCAGCTAAATTTTCACTTGTAACCACATTAGCGGCTACTTTTGGTTGCACTTGTGGTGCTTCCTGAACTTCTGACATAGGTTTCCCTAAGAATTTTCCCTGTGAGCCTCACAGGTAAGGTTTGAGTAATTATTTACCCTAATTTGTTATCTGTCAATTACTGTTGCATAGGCTGTGTAAATGGACTAGCGCCTTGACCAATATCTTCTGCCGCAGTCATGGCATATTGCTGTTGTTCAAGGTTTCGTTTGTCAATTTCTTGAACCAATCTTGCCGTGTCCATGCGGTGCAACAAAAGGTCTGTAATTGCCTCAATCTCTGTCTTATTCTGAGATGTGATCGCCCGTGTGTTCTGATCATTGACCTTAACTTCAGCCATTGTCTCGGTGTTGTGTGCTTTGGCAGTGACTTCCATGAGTTTGCGTCTTGTAGCGCCTTCCTCTTTGATCTGAGCCACTTGTGACCGATTGTTGATCTCAAGGCCAGCGGCTTGCAACTGTTGCTGAAGCTGTTGAATCATCTGCTTGGACTGAGCCAATTCCATCTGAGCCTGTGGCGGGATGTCTGATTTCTCATCAATCTGAGCCATTGGGTTCATGGCGGCAAGGCGATCTGCGATCACATCAGCGCCTGGGAAGTCCATGTTCCTAAATACTAGATCACCCGCAATGTTGAACAGTTCTGCGTTGCCCGTGAGCAAGGGCATCATGCTTTCAACGGCTTGTTGTCTGCGGCTCTGGAAGCCTGGGCCTGTGTCCATCACCACATCATATTCACCCACAGTCACATCGTTCAGCACTTCACCCACTGCGTCTTTTTCATTGATCACAGTCATGTCAGGCTGACCATCCGATCCAATAATCCTCATCACACGCTGTGTGTCGTAGATTTTGGGGATCAAATCCAAGATGATTTTGCCCGTGTGTCTAATGGAACGGGTCATGTTGTCATAGAAGTGGAAGTTTGACAGATCAACTTGGTTCTGCTGACCCATCAAAGCCTTGCCTGAGATGTTTCCGCTTGGCAACTGATTGGGGTCTAGGATGCCCAAAACCATCTGCAAGTCTGCGGAAATAGCGCCAGCGGCTTCCATGATGCCCTGTGGAGGCGGTTCAGGCTGAAGTCGTGTAGGTTGAGGCGCTGGTTGACCCTCAATGTCTTTCTGTTTGTAACGCAGAACAGGCGTTGACTTGATGTTAGCCATTGCCCATTCGTTCTCATGGCCCTCGTCTTGGCCTTCTGCCAACAGCCACTTGGCTTTTGGTGCAAGAGCAACGCTCTCGGTCATGGATGTGCGCCAGAAGTTGTACATCCGCTGTGGGTCTTTGGCAAATCTGACCAAGCCGTACTTTTTACGCTTGTCATCAACAATCACTTGTGCGCCATAACAGGGGACTACGGGAATGTATTTACCCGCCATCGTCTTTTCTTCTAAGACTTCCAAGGCGGTGCATTTCATCCACTTCACGGCTTTGCGGAAGCTGTCACGCTCATCAATGACTGTCAGTCCCGCAGCCTCTACACGGGCAAAAAAACTGTCAGAATCGGCAAAGGCTGAAGTGCCATCGCTCAACAAATAGAGTTTGGCTCGTTCACGCTCAATGTAAAAAAATTCAGCAACCCGAATGTCCTCTTTGGTGATCCAAGCGGCTGTGTCATCACCTGTGGAACGCTGTTGAAAGTTTGCCCCGTCATCAGCGTCTGGGTAATATTCCTTAAACACCTTCTTATCCATCACTGTGGTAATCAGGCAACGCTCTGCGTCTGAGCCATCAGGGAGAATTGAGTTAGGGTCAAAATAAACTGTGAACGGGTTATCAATGGTGTCAATAAAGATTTCCTGATCAAAGGAGTCCTCACGCACATAACGATAATTGACACGCCAGTAACCCCATCCCATGCGAACTGCGTAATCAAACGCTGTGTCATAGGCTGTATCTGCGTTGGAGTTCACCTCAATGTGGCGGGTAATGCCCTCAATGACTTGAGCAATCTTGTAATCTGCCAAGTTATTAACGGGATGAACTTTGATGCGGGGGCGCTGTTGACGCTGTTGGTTTGTAACCTGACGAATGTAAGCATCAATCTTGTTGATGGTCAGGCATGGGCGGGATTCAAGGTTGCGTGAGTTTTGAATCTCAACAGGCCATTGATCGCCAGCGGCAAACTTGATGTCGTTTAAGGCTTCTGCCCGATTGGTGGAGTCAGAATCGTTGACCAAGCGCCAGAACTTGATCGCCTCGTTGATCTTGTCTTTATTTCCTGTTTCGTCTTGGTAAGCCATATTCAGCCCTTTATTTCGTGCGCCATTATCCCATCCATCCGCTTGCCATTGCAATCTGCGCTGACTTTTTGCGTTTAGGCGGCTCTTTAATCATAAGTGCAATATATCGGAAAGCATCAGCCCCGTGTGAGTAGTGATCATGTAGCGGATTGCGGCTGAACTGTCCTGTTTCGGGGTCAACTTCATACCGATAGTGTCTGAGGCAAGCCAAGCCATCCGCTGTGTGTTCCCTGTCAAAGTAACAATTCGGGAAAATTGTCCTTGCCGCATTGATTGAGTCTAGGATCGGCACTCTTGGCATGATCTGAGTCTTGTACCCTGCGGCTCTCACAATGTCATCTATTGACCGCCCCGCTGCCGCCAAAGTCTTGTTCTCTGCGTCATGGGGAAGCCAGATGGTGTCATACACATAACCATAAGTCTGCATGGTCGCCAAGTAATAACTGATGGTCTTTTGGCTGTCCTCAATGTAGCGGATTAGCCTTGTCTCCATGCCCACAAACTGCAAGAACCAAATGGCTGTGCTGTCTGACCATCCCAAGTCAAAAACTGCGTGAACTGGCTTTGTAGCGTCATAAGGAACACGGCAGATGCGCCCATCCTTCTCGGCTTGTTGCATTTCTTTAGCAAAGATTGCCCCATCCACAGTTTGTCGGCACAAACCTTCCCAAACTTGGTTATAGGCTTCCTCATCCCTTGTTTTAAGGGCATCTTTCTCAAGTTTGAGGGTGTCGGGAAACCAAGGGTTGTCGTACCAATTCACCTTCATAGTGATGCTGTCTGCGGGTGGGTTTGCCACAAACCTTTGGTAAGTCTCGTCTGTCTCCAACTCAGGGTTGAAGCTGATCCATATCTCAGAGCCTTCCTTACGGATGGTCGGGATCAAGATATTCCACGATACGCGGCTGGTGGTTTGGGCTTCTTCAACCCAACAAATATCTACGCCCTCATAAGACTTGATGTTTGAAACATTGTTCTTCAGGCCAACAAAGCTGAACTCTGTGCCGTTTCTGCCCCTGATGCTTGTTTGGGTGATTTCGTAGAAGCTGAGTAAGCCAAGGCTTTCAATCTGGTCGCACAGTAACTTATGAACCGAATCCTTGATGGATGTCTGAAACTCACGGGCGCATAGTATGCGGATTGGGTCTTTAGCGCCTTTGATCAGTAAAGCTCTGGCAATTCCCCAACTCTTAGCACCACCCCTTCCACCATAAAGAACCTTGTAACGGCTTTTTTTGAACAGACCTTCCAACTTGACGGGAAACTCTGCCTTCGCAATGGCATCAGTTACATCGCTCATTCGGGCTTAATGAATGTGACTTGAATCCCACCCAAGAGGGGTGTTCCATCTGCGTTCTCAATTGTTGTGGCCTGAACTGCCTTGCCATCCACTCGGTCGATGATCTCTTTGATCGCCCAAGGCTCACCCGCTTCAGCTTGGCTTACCAGTTGCTCGGCAATGCTTCTGAGGCGATGCGGCTCTTGCACTAAAACAAGGCGCAACTTGTCATAGAACAGTCTGCTCTTTGCAGCGTTCTGATTGCCTTGTGGTGCGCCTCTTTCAGCCATTTAATTTAATTCCTAAGTCTTTATAAATAAAAGTAATTTTGTATAGCTTGCTTATCTAAAAATTAACTCTTTTATTGGTACATCATAACTTTCCAACGGGAAAATTGCTCTGCGTTCTTCGTTAGTTAAATTTCTGCGCTTTTGTGTTGCTCTAGCTTCAGCTTCTCCAGCAGTACGCAAGTATTGGCCTAATGGTGTTCTTCTTTCATTTTCATCATAAATAAAAGATTTGACTTCATCAATGTTTTTAAAACCATACTTTTTAATAATAGGCTCAATGTCTTTCGGGTCTGTGTACTTCAAACCTTGTAAAACTTCTAATGGCTTTGCGCTCATACCACCTGTAACAACTTGACTTAAATCAGCAGTTAAATCCCTTGCTGTCTTGTCAAACATTGGGCCAGTTGCATATTCATTTAAATTACCGCCTCTAGCAAAACCCTCTTTTTGCTGAATTGCGTGTTGTATTTCATGTAGTCCAGTGCTTCTTTGTGACATTGAACTTGGGCCACCAACTGTTATCTGTGGCACTTGGAATGTGCCTTCTTTGCCACGCAAAACACTTCCATATGGAGTTTCGTCTGCATACATTACTGTTGGTATGCGAGCAGTTTCTGGATAGGCTTTATAAAGTTCTTCGTGTTGCAAGGCTTGACCCATTGGGCCTTTAAATTCTTTGTTGGCTGATATTTGGTTATAAACATCTTCAGTAATCTTTGAGCCTTTATCGCTAATTTCTTGTCGCCATTGCCTATCTGGGCCTCGGAATGTGCCTGTTTCTTGCCAAATTTCTTTGGCAGTTTTACCCGCCTTTTCCAATTCCAAGGCTTTGGTTGCCATAAGTTTGTTAAATGTCGCTGAGTTAGGGCCAATAAACATTCCTACTGGATTGTAGGATTCAGCCATTTGTTTGGCTAATTGTTGAGTTTTTGGCCCATAGCCAACGCCTTCCTCGGCTGCTTGGTATGTCAGTTCATTTAAAGCGCCAGCACGATCATTGGCGTACCCAATCATCTGTTGCAAACTAGCACCTGGATTGCGGACAAAATCAGCCCCTTTCCGCTTTGCGGAGTCAATGGCGCTGTAAATGTCTGCAATCGTTGGCATTACTTCTTAGACTTCTTTGGCTTGGGTGTGGGCTTTTTACCCGCATCCTTTTGCGCTTCACGCTGAACCGAATAGGCAATTGCCACCGCTTGCTTAGGTGGTTTGCCTGATTCGATTTCTTTCTTAATGTTGGCTTTTAATGCCTTTGGGGTCATTGATGCGATCAAAGGCATATTGCCTCCTCAATTAAGATGCGCCATGAATGATGGCGTAGTTAATCACAATAGCTTCAGACAATGTGCCGCCTGAAATGTTACGCAAAGTGATGCTGACAGAACCAGCGCTCAAGGAATTGGCAAACACATTGTATGAGCCTGGTGTTGTCTGACCGCCTGAAATCGTCAAAATCACGCAGTCATTTGCGCTGATCAGGTTATTGTTCAATGTGAATGTGGCGTTGGTAGCAGTTGTCAATGAAGCATTGTTCATTGTGATGCGACCAGCGGACTTGTTCAAAGTCACGGCTGTGGACTTGTCGGTTAATTGGGTCACAGAGCCTTGGGCTGCTGTTGAGTAACCAATTTCTTGGGTTGCGTAAACAGTTGAGAATTCGGGGTCTTGGTAAGCTACACCAGTGGCGATTGAATTAGACATAATGTTCCTTTAACAGTTCCAGTTTTTGAGGGATGCCTTGGCTCGTTCAGCAGGGCCTTTGGCGTTTTTTACTACCCCCTCCATCCTAGCGCAAAATGATGCTTTTCTGCCAGCATCGGCTTTTGTCTTAGGATTTGGGGCGGGTGGTTTTAAATTACTGCCGTTCTTGGCATTGTATTCAGCACGACCTTTAGCGGTCATTCCCGCACCTTTTTCAGTCGGGTTGTATGTTTTTCCCTTGCCTGTGGTCTTATGGGGAATGGGCTTGTCATGCTTTGCCATGATTATTTCTTCTTTGCAGTCTTGGCAGATTGTTTAAAAGCCTCGGCTGTAGGTGCGCCCTTTGCGCCTACTGCTCTCATGCGCTCTACAGGCTTTCCTGCGGCTTTCTCAGCCTTGATACGCTCTTGCTTTGCATGGATATTGGCATAAAGCCCTTTTGAAGTAGCCATTTATTCCTCCACAACTGCACAAATGTCGGCTTCTTGAATGATTTGGTAATCTTGACCATCAATCTTTTGGGTGGGCCAATTAAGGTAATCCCCATTTCCATATTTGATGAAGTCTCCCACCTTGACATCGTAAACCTTTGGGCCAATAGCGACAATAGTTCCCTCGTTAAAAGGTTCTTTGTTGTTTACAAAAATAATGTCGGATAGATTTCGCACCTGTGGTTTTACCACAACACGATCACGCAATGGGGTCAGCATTTTTTGGGTCTCCCAGGCTTCTTTTTGACAGGCACTGAGACCTCTTTCATCTCATCAGTCATGATGTCATACACGGGAAGTTTCACGACCTCAACTTGCATGGGTTCGTGCTGACCGCACCAATCGCTTTGGTGCTTGTTCTGCTGTTGGGGGCTTTGGCGGCAGATGCCCATGATTTGCTGATTCTTGAAGAATCGGCAGTTTCCACAATTAGAATGTGATTCAGCCATTCAATACCTCTTTTATTGCTTGGTTAGAAGCGCCCCCAGATTCTCCGTCTGCGGGGCGTTTCGCTTTACTGATAAGACTTGCGGTCGTGAGTATAGCAAGAGCCTTCACGCTTGCCGCCCTCAAACTTTTCCTCTTTGCCCTTGTTGGTCATGGCATTGGGGATGTTGTTTTTGACGCTGCCATTTGACTTCATGTCAGGAACGGGGTTGCCAGCCATCTTTGCGCTGTTGCCATAGCCCATCATGTCTTTGGTCAATTTTTTCATGGTGATTCCTTATTTAAGGGTGAGTAAATACAAGGTTGAATTGATCAGATCGGCAATTTCATCAACGATGTTTTGCAGTTCTGTATCTTGGGGGATTTCTTGACGGGCTTCCTGAACAAATGCTTTGAGTTGTGTCAGGTATTCGGTCGGGGTTTCCTGTGGCTGATGCAACTCATCAGGAAACTTCTTCATGCGGGTGTTGTAGCGACCTTGATAGCTCTCAGCCAATGTGTCTGCTAGATCAACAATCTTGGGATAGAACTTGCCCAACGCCTTATGGGTTGCGTATTCCCGTGTCTGCAAATGCTGAAAATGGGTAATCGTGCCACTGTGAAACAGAGTAGCTACGAACTCGGCAACTTCGGCATTTTTTTCCATATTTGCACTATACCAAAAAAAGCGGGGGAATCAACCCCCAAAAAGGCAACTGCATAGCCTATTCAAATTCTGCCACAAAAGGCAGTGGAACTTCAACAGGCCATTTACCTTGCTTACATAGCAATAAAACTGTCCCAATGTGAGCCTCTGCCCACTTTTTTTGGCGTTCTTCCTTGGTCAGGTTCTTGCCTTGGTCAATCTCGTAATGACATTGGAGGCACAAAGCAGCCACTAGGTTGTCATCAGCCTTGATACCCCTACCCTTACCTCCGCCCCAATTACTGTGAGCCGCCTGAACGCCATTGTCTATGCCACAGCTTTGACAGGATAGAGCCGCCACTAACTTTAGGAGTTTCTGACTTCTCACATACTTGTGCTTGGGATATTGCATATTCTTTGGTGTAAAACTTGTGGTTGTTTTCGCACTGGCGCTTGCGGCTGACGAATTCGGGGTTTGATCGGGTATCTATAACTTTGAGTGTTTCAGAGCCACAACGGGGACACATCATGAGTTTTTTTCCTTGGTATTGGTTTCAGGCCCATTAAACATTGCCATTCCAAATTGCCCAAGCATGACCGCCTTTAATCTTTCCCGATCTTCTTCGGGATAGTCAGAAGCAACATCATTCATTATTTTTAAAATATCTTCTGCCATTTTTTGTGGTGTGATGATGCTCATTTATTTTCTCCTAAAGTTTCAATCCCCTTGTCTGCCATCCATGCCAAGAGCCATTCAATGAACTCTGAGCCTTCTTCTTTTGTGAATTTGTGGCTTTGTAGGCCCAATTGAACAACTCGTTCCCCATCTAGGCTTGGGGCGACCTTGCCCACCTTGCGCCCTGTTTCATGCGCCCATTGATCAATTAAGAGCCTTTTCCAATCGTCTGATGACCAAGCACTGCCAGCCGCTTTCATTTGCTTGGCAACCATGTCAATCAAACTGTGAAACATGGCATTTTGGTCTGTGCTGCGGGTGGCTTTCTTAACCTCCAAGCGCAGTTGTTTACCCGCCTGTAAGGTTTCTTTAATTTTGGGCCATAGGTCTTTTAGGACTGTGTGGGCTTGTTGGGGGTTGTAGAGTGAAATGATCATATTTGTTTCACCAATACTTCAACCTTTGCCACTTCGCCATAAACCTTGGTGGCATGGATGGATGTGAACTGCGAGTCGTTTTCAAACACGATCTTGTCCATGCCATCAATGACGGACTTAACCACATTGTCCAAATCTGGCTTTTTGGTGTGTTTTTCTTGACCGCTTAAACAAGCCTCAGTGCGTTTTTTTGAGTATGAGTCGGGAACAGTAAAGGTGACATAAATAAACGCTTCCAATCCCCCTTCTAGCGGTTCTGATGCGCCCATTGCCGCTTTTGCCATCATTGCGACTTCAGATTCATAGTTCTTGGTCTTTTCAGGTGTGTAAGCAACAGGAAACTTGCCCCTTGTGGAAAACCTTGGTCTGCCCTTTGGTACAGGCTCGCCATAAATCGTGAACATGATCTGAATCATTTTTTGTCTTTCTGTTCGTTCATGCGTTTTTTTAGGTCATCAGCAGCCGCTTGGCCTCGCCTCTTGGCAATGTCCGCTAGAGTTTGTTGCCACCAGTACTGGGCTTCTCCTCTGCCCTCCTCCAGTAGCTTTTTGCGATAGCGTTTGATCCACTCGGTTGCCTCGGTGTATCTCATAGTCTCCTGTAAGTTCAAGCGCCCTTGTGATGACAAATTCGCTATATTGTTGACCTTCTCTGACCCGATCAAGGATTCTGTTTGCTTCATAGTGATTCACTTAGGATTCTCCAGGCTGTTGCTGCACAGAGAGGGACTTGTCCATTTCCAATGGCTTTAAGTCTGTCCACCCTAGCGGCCACCCCATGAGCCACTCTACCCACATCGGGTTCAGTCCTCCAGACTCCTTTTGCGTTGTGCCAAGTTCTATTGCTATTGTCCGAGGAAGTGAACTCTGTTGACGACCTGGTGCGTTGCTCATTCCCGCCTTGTGATCTTGAGCATTGGGTGTTGGAAATTTCTTTTTCCAAGTTCTGTGGTTTTCCAGTTTCGGCAAATTGAGCATTTGCTCCGCTTCCAACTTGGTTATCACTCCTTGTTCTATTTTCTCGATCAGATTTCCCACCATCCCCTCTGCCGCATGACCATAACTTTTGGTCGCTGGCGTAGGCCATTTCGCTTGTATTTCTGGATTGCTTAACTTGTAATTGATTCCGCCTTTGGCTTTCCAACTGTTGCTCGTAGGTTGATTTTTGTAATCTGTTGCTGATGGTGTTGGCAGCTTTTCCGACAATCCAGATTCTGTCCCTCTGATGGTTTGCTCCAACATCTGCTGCTCCCAACACTCCCCATCGCGCATTAAACCCCATTGAGGCCAAGTCTCCGAGAACTCGTCCAAGTCCCCTAGAAGTGAGCATTGGTGAGTTTTCCACGAACACGAACTTGGGTCGTACTTCGTAAATGATCCTCGCCATTTCTCCCCACATACCGCTTCGTTCTCCATCAATCCCTGCGCCTTTTCCTGCTGCTGAGATGTCTTGGCATGGAAATCCTCCAGATACAACATCAACAATTTCTCGCCAAGGTTTTCCGTCAAAGGTTTGTACATCATCCCAAATCGGGAAAGGCGGGAGAAGCCCGTCATTTTGTCTGGCGCACAGTACGCTTGCTGGGTATTGTTCCCATTCGACTGCACAGACTGTTCTCCAACCAAGGAGGTGTCCACCAAGTATTCCTCCACCAGCGCCTGCGAAAAGAGCCAACTCATTCATTGCCTTCCTTTCCGCTTAATGCTTCACGAACAATTGTTTTCTCGTGATTAAAAATCGTAGAAAACTGATGCACAGATAACCAAATGATTGCTTCTTGACCATCTATGTTTTTTTGACTGATACAAACAAAACCATCACCTGTTCCATAAACCTCAGTTTCCATTTCTTTGGGCAAATAGATTGGCATTTTTATCTCCTTAATTCTGCAAGTTTGGCTCGAATGTGATCTGGCATAGGTGCAGCTTTTTTGTGATCAGCTTGAATCTTTGCCAAGGCGGGGTCGATTGTGGGTTTTGGCTTCATTTCAGGCACTTCTGCGCCATCCCATCGTTGTTGGTTGAGATAGACCAAAGGGGCGGGAATAAAAGCACCATTGCCTTTAAGCCATTGCTCTGTGGTCTTTAACCATTCAATGTGTTTGATGATCTGGTCGGTTTGGGTTTCGCAGTAATGCTTATCCCATTTTTTTTTACATTCTGACTTCGCACCCTTTCTTGTTGATGCGGGCCATGCTTTCCAGAATCTCTCAAACCCTGTCTCAAATAATTCAGGCATAGGTTCTCCAAGGGTGGATATACCACCTTTCTCCATCACTCTGTTTTCCATAATTCATCTTAATTTAGCTAACTAAAAACAAAAGCGACCAAGTGCGCTTGACGGGTCAATTCACTTATAGACTGGGCCTTGTTCCACCTTTGTACCCAATCCTTTACCAGTCGCTTAACCAACGCTGGTCGGCAAGTCAGGGGGTGTGTCCTGTTGTCGGTGTTTTCTTCCAAGCCATCCATGCAAATGCGCTGCTGTCGTGTGGAGTACGGACTGCCAAACGCAAAAACCCCATAAATCACTCTGCGGTCTTGGCTCTTGGCGAGAGCAACAACAAACGATTGAAACCAATCAAAAGTTCGCCTGTTGTCAGGCAAGACCGCACAGAAATCTATGGGGTTCGCAATTGGTTTCGTTCGCCTGATGCCACTCAGACGCTTTCTATTATACATATTTTTAGTCTTTTGTGGGGATTACATAAAAAAGCCAGAAAAAAAGCAAAAACCACCAATAAAAGTCAGCTTCACCTATGAACAAAATAAATGCAAAGATGAAAAAAAAGATCAAGATCATTTGAACCACTCTGGTTTGAGGATCATTAATTGATAGAGGCGACCAGTTGGAATTGTTTTCCAATTGTGTACAGCCGCCCTAGTGAGGCCCAAGATGCGAGCAAGCTCACTCTGTGAGCCAGCAAGGGTGATAGCCTTTTGTTTATCCATTTAACAAGTATAGCAAAATGAACAAAACACAATTTGCAAAAAAGCAACAACTAAGGGAAATCCCTAACATTTATTTTTAAAAAGGGGTTGATTGCAGTACACCAATCTATACAATCACCCCATGCCCTGAACTTCTCGGGGTCTATTTAGGAAACCAAATGATTGACTACAAACTCCGATACCACTTTGAAGAATTCGTCAGCTATGACGATGGTGACACGCTCGAAAAAGTCACAGTCGGGTATGACTACTACCCACCTGAAAAAAATTACCCCCACGAACCAGACTGTGCAGAAATCTACGATGTGTTCATTTACAACCAAAAGGGTGATGACATTACTCTTGACTTGTCTAAAGAGAACACAGATCACATCATGTCTGAAGTCAAGATTCACCACGCTCGTATGCTGAAAGAACAAAATGAAATCTAAGATTATTCAAACCATTGTTGAGTGCTTTTTGGCAATCGTCATCTTTGGCGGTTGGGGCGTGATGTTGGCATGGAGGGGTTAACCATGATTGACCAAATCAAAGATTATTTTCGTGTGCCATCACCAAAAGAGTTGGCTGCCAAAGAACTAGAAAACGCCCAACGCAAGCTATTAGAGGCTTTTAGCGCCCAAGAATACGCAAAGCGCATGGCTGACTACCACTCCGACCGAATCAAACGCTTGACGGCCTATTTAAAGGAAGAATCATGAGCATCGCTAATTTACTGACTTTGAATGTCAACGAACATACTGAGAAAAAAGCCAATCTGACTTACTTGTCATGGGCATGGGCATGGGCTGAAGCACTTAAGGCCGACCCCAAAGCCTCGTTCAAAGTAGAAATGTTTGGCGACAAGTGTTTCATGGACATAAACGGCACAGCGATGGTTTGGGTCACAGTCACCATGTTTGACAAGCCAATGACTTGCCAGTTGCCCGTGATGGATCACCGCAACAAAGCCATTGTTGGCCCTGACGCTTTCCAAGTAAACACAGCCATCATGCGTTGCATGACCAAGGCACTCAGCTTGCATGGCCTCGGTTTATACATCTACAACGGAGATGATTTGCCCTCTTTCATAGAGCCTGAATCAACCATTGACGCTGAAAGCATGATTGACTTGTTCAGAGCCATTGAGCAAGCCACCACCCAAGACGAACTCAAGGTTGCTTACAAAGTAGCGTATGCGGCTTGTGATGGCGACAAAGCCTGGCAGATCAAAGTCATTGCTGCCAAAGACCAAGCAAAGGCAAAACTTTAATGTGGAGGAAAAGACAAATTATGACTGATTGGACTAAAGAAGAAGATGAAGCCTTTAACGATGTTGAAAGACAAAGCAATCTTGGCAAACAAATATTGCGTGAAATTGAGGGTCAGCCTTACCTTTACGATTTGTTTGTGTCTGTATCACAGCGCAATCAGGTTTTAGAAGAAGTAGCCAAAGAGTTTGACAAGATGCCTTTTGGCGACACAGCCGCTAGTTTTTCCGCTTTTGTAAGGAGTATGAAGAAATGATAGAAATGATGGATCAAGGCTCAGAAGAATGGTTCACCATTCGCATCGGCAAAGTCACCGCTTCCCGTGTGGCAGATGTGATTGCCAAGACAAAAACGGGTTACAGCGCAAGCCGTGACAACTACATGGCTCAATTAATCTGTGAACGCTTAACAGGTTTAAAAGGTGAAAGTTTCACCAACGCTGCCATGCAACACGGCACAGACACAGAACCCCTTGCTAGAGCCGCTTATGAGGCTTTACAGGATGTTTTGGTTGATGAAGTGGGGTTTGTACCCCATCCCAAAATTGAGATGGCGGGCGCTTCTCCTGATGGCTTGGTGGGCGATGATGGCCTGTTAGAGATTAAATGCCCCAACACAGCCACGCACATTGAGACTTTGATTTCCAAAGTAGTGCCAAGCAAATACAACACCCAGATGCAGTTTCAGATGGCTTGCACAGGGCGTAAGTGGTGCGATTTTGTCAGCTTTGACAATCGTTTACCTGAGATGTTTCAGTTGTTTGTAACAAGAGTCCCACGGGATGAAGTGTTTATCAGACTGATTGAATCGGAGATTGTCCAATTCATTGCCGAACTGGATGACAAAATTAATAAACTAATGAAAGTTAACCATGTCTAAGCTGTACGAAATAACTATTGTTTCAGGTAAATACAAAAACAAAGATGGTGTGGAAAAATCCCGCTATCAGAACATCGGCTCAGTTATTGAGACCAAGAACGGCCCAATGCTTAAACTTGACAGCATCCCATTGCCAGAGGGCGGTTGGAACGGCTGGGCATACCTGAACACCCCAAAGCCTAAAGAAGATAATAGGGGCTTTCCTGTGGATGATGACGCACCCTTTTGAATAACGGGGGAAAAGCGGATGCTGTGGCAAAGTTTAATCTTAGCTTGCGGATGAACACAGTGCAGCGAGTACCCCCACCTTTTAGGAAATATCATGGACTACAAAGACGCATTTAAAAGAATTTTCGCCATGCCAGACTTTCCAAGAGTTAGGGCAAATGATCCCCTAACCTCATTTGAGGCAGCAGAATCCATCAAAGAAGCCGCCAATCACCACCACCAAGTTATCTTGGAGTGCTTACAAACTTATGGCGCACTAGGAAAAGATGGCATCTCAGACCTCACAAACCTTGATGGAAATCAGGTTGCCAGGCGGCTTAATGAAATGAAAATAATTGGCTTGATTGAATTGACAGGCAACACAGTCAAATCCAACTCAGGCCGAAACGAAAGAGAATGGCAATGTACCCAATCGGTCTGAACGGCAGTCAGCCAGTTCATAGATTACGAACTTGTAATAAATGTGATGTAACCAAACCACCAGAGGGCGGGGTTGATATGGGGCATAAGTGGATTTGTCAGACTTGTTGGATTATGAGAACAACAGGCCAATACTTACGCCAATATCAAATTAAGTAAAAACCCTAGTGCCTTGTTTGTCAATGATCAAGGCTTGTTTGCGGGGTTCACCGCCCGAAATGTTTGGAACGCTAATGTGTGTCCAACGA